GTAAAGAATATTATTTGTTGCATCCCACTCAACAACTCTACCAACAGCACCAGTAGTTGACTGTGTAATCTTTTCATCAATCTCATAAGGATTAGATGGTGCAGATGCCATAACAACAGCAGTAGTCATTCTTGCAGTAGATTGGGTTGATACAACTGTAGTGTTAAAATTAAAAGGATCTTTTAAGATACCAACTTCTCTAAAGTCATTGGCAACAGTTACATCCTGTCCTTCATTCTGTTCTAACTTAGAGTTCATCATCACAAAGTGACCACCAAGTTCTGATACTGCATTAGAACCATGACCACCTTTTGGCGAGATAATTGGTTGAACAGAACCGCCAGTTCCAGTACCAATATTGCCTACATTCTGTAGAGCACTATCAGAGAAAACATTTGTTAAGTCTACCGTAGCAAATGTATATCCTGTACCACCAGCAAACATATTAGAACCAGAACCACCCTGTCCAACAATAGCTCCACCTGATACTTCAATCTGAACAATACCACCAGTACCATCCCCATCAACAGGAGAAAAATAAGTACCGTTAGTATAACCAGAACCACCAGTTACACGAACAATATCAATCGCACCATCAACAGCAGCACCAGCCACAGTTGAATCAGTTGCTGCTGGAATGAAATCTGTTGTAAGAAACTTTTGGATTTGAGAGGTAGTAAGTGAGTACATATACTGAAGAGTATATCCACCAAGTTCAAATGGCATTTCAACCGTTGTTGTAGGTTCTGCACCAACATAGTTAGTTCCACCATTATTGTCAAGCACTTTATAAACTTTGTTTTCAGTTGTTGCAAAGAAGAAAGTTCCCTCATACAAATTGGTTGCACCAGATGTTGTCGGATTAGATGCACTAATGTCGTGTTCGTACATATCAAATGTTGTATTGTTTGCCCATGATCTACGAGGAACAACAAACGAAACATCTGATGATGAAATAAGTTTTGCACCTAGCATTGAATCCCATTTGTAAAACTACGAAGATACATCATCGTTTGGAACTGGGGGAGTGTTGTCATCACCACCAGTTGTTAAACTAGTAAAGGGTGAACTTTTTCCAATAAACAAATAATAGTTATTTGGAACAGCTTCAGAGAATGACTCAAGGAACTGTTCTGCATTATGTTGTCTAAATTTTTCTGTAATAATCGCTGCCATTGTTTTTTCCTATAATCTTATTTATTGTGCAATCTCAGTAACCACAAAGTAACCGCCGGGATGTGGGTCTAGGTTTTGGTCAAATACTCTCCCATCTTCACCACTAGATTCAAATGCATACATCCTAAATTTTAATTCATTAGTTGTATTGTAGGTGGTATCTATAAGTTCTACATTTGAATAACCTGCCGCACTACCATAACCATTTTGTCTTATTCTTGGTCTTATCGGAGAACTTCCAGCAATTTGGGCGGTTGTTGCCGTAACAGATTGGTCACCTAACAAAGCCATCCAATTACTTCCACCGTCAGCAGAACGCCAGAATTCTGTATAAATGTTTGCAGTGGCGGCGGATTGGGCACTATACCACGCATATGCAAATTGAATTTTCAAAATACTATTGTTATATTTTGGTGTGTATACTGCACCAACACTTTCACTCATCACAAGACTTCTGACTGTACCGATAGCATTTTGTTGGTTGACACGCCGTAGATAAGTAAATCCACATACAAGTCCAGCACCCACCTTAGTATGGTCTACGGCATTCGCTGCAATTTTAGCAGTAGTCACTGCATTCGCATTTAGTTTATCTGTTGTGACAGCATTATTAGCAAGTTCTGCAACCGTTACTGAATTGTTTGCTAAGTCCTCTGCGGCAATAACATCCACACCAATCTTTGCAGATGTAACAGCATCATTAGCAAGCTTTGCAGTTGAAATTGAGCCATCGGGTGGAACAATCGCAGATGCGACTAGTCCGTTTGTACCTATTTTATCAATTGCCATAATTCTCTATTCCTTACGATGAAGTAATTGTTTGCCATGCACTACCATTATAAACCTGTAGTTTATTTGTTGCAGTCAAGTATGCAACCATACCAGCGGCAGGATTTGTAATTGCGGCATCTCTTGCAGTTGTATCTGCATAGACGGCTGCTTGAAAGTGATTAGAAGTTGTGACTGATGCTGCAGCGATTGCACCTGTACCAGTAATGGTAGGTGAAGTCAGTGTCTTGTTAGTAAGAGTATCAGTTGTTGTTCTACCTACAAGCGTGTCTGTTGTAGCAGGAAGTGTAAGAGTAATATTTCCAGAAAATGCTGAGTGAGCAGGAGCTTGAATTGCAGCATAGTGTGCGTTTGAACTTTCACAATACATTCTGATTTGAGATTGAGCACCATCATTCTTGAGATCAATCAAACCAGTTGAAAAAGTAATTCTATCTTGCCCACCAAATTTAAAATCAATTTGATCATCTGTGTCTGATGTGATAGATGTATCTGCGTCTGCATCTAAGATTAGTTCACCACCGTTCAAATCTATTCCACCAGTATGTGTTCCAGCAGTATTTCCTGTTACATCTCCTGTCACATTACCAGTTACGTTACCAGTTACGTTACCAGTAATATTTCCTGTGAATGTTCCAGCGATTGCACCTGTACCAGTAATGGTAGGTGAAGTCAGTGTCTTGTTAGTTAGTGTTTGGGTTGCAGCAAGCAATACTACTGTATCAGATGTGATTGCAGCACCATTATTAATAGTTCCAACTCCATTAATTTTTCCATAGATTTCTTCTATGTTGGCGTTGATCTTGCCTGCACCAGTGCGAAGATCATCACCTGTTCCGTCATTGGCTGCGTTGCCGGTGCTGACTTTTTGATATGCCATTTTTGTTATCTCCTAAAGAATTCTTTTCTTGTAGTTATTTATAAGACTTTTACTAGACACCTACATCAAAAGTGGTGTTTGTATCGTCATAGGTTGATGTTGTTTCAGAATAATCTGTATATATCCCACCAGCAGTTGCTCGGTTTGCACCTTCTTCATCAAAAGTATTAGTGGTATCATCGAATGTTGCAAAGGTTTGATCAAATGCATTAACACTACCAGTATTAGATATAATAATTTCGCCAGGCGGCGGCACATTAATTCTAGTTGTAAATGCAGCTGGTGGAATGAAAATACTTTGACTATCAAATGTATCTTGTGTCGAATCAAAAGTATTATGATCTTGAGATGCATAATCAAAAGTATTCTCACCTGTCTTTGTAGACACTTGATTGATTCGGAACTGTCCAAACTGTTCTATCGTAAAGTATGCACCAGAGTTGCTACTTCTTATTGTTCTCGTAATGCCAGGATAGTTAGGTATCTCTTCAGTTGTTTCTATTGGTGGAACTGCAAATGCATACTTAGGTAACAAGTCTAATGTTGGGCCTAAAGTGTTTGAGGTTTGGGATGTCAATCCCATACTTACAGTCACAGAAGATGTTAGAGTGACTTCTCGTACTCCACTGGATAGAGGGGTAGATACCCCTTCCATAGGATTGTATCTGACTGTAATTATCTTATCATTAGTTTCATATAAACAGTAACTACCATCTTCTAGAATCAATCTTTCATCTGTTACCTCACGAAGAGAAGTTCCATCTGTCTTTGTACCCAATCTTCTTCCAAAGATTGTTGTAAACAAGTTAGTAAATGTAGATGCAAGTTCTGGTGAGAATGTTTCTGTATCGCCAGTATAATCCACAACCTGTCCAGCAGTTGGTACTTGTAGTCTTGCAGATACTTGAGATGCAAATGAAACCTCACCAAAGACGTTCCAACCAGCTGGGTGAACAGAGCGTCTTACACTTTCTCTCCACTCATTGATTGACTGTCCAATACGAACAACGTAAGAGTAGTCCTGATAGTAGAAACTATCTTGAACTCTCATTGTGTCTACAGACAATTTACCTTTGTCACCAACAAAGTTTCCTACAGTTGTTCCTACAGTACCAACAGTCGCATCAGCAAAAGATGGAGTCGATTGGTGTACCGTAGCGGTTGCGCCCGTAGATGTAGTTACAACATCCCCTTCATTCAAAGTGACAGAAGTTTTTAATTCTAATATATGTCTGGCAGAATCAAAAGATACAACTGTTCCTGTGTGACTTACTAGAGAATCGCCCACAGTGAAAGAACCACTAATGTTTCTTACTAGTACATTTCTGTTTAGAGTAAGGGTTGGATTACTTGTATAGTCTAATCCAAAGTTGGTAATAGAAACGCCTTCAACATGACCAACCATAGGTGTTACATTCGATACTGCAAAGAGCGTTGAACCAGCACCAGTTGTTGTTGCGCTGTCAAGAACAAGAGGCAACTTAATAAAGCCGTTACCTTTGTTAATCATTTCAATCTTAGTAATCTCTCCACGTTCACTAACAGCACTGCCTGGCGCATCACCAAAGGTTGCAGTCTCTACAATAATCTGTCCACCATCCTCAAGTGTTAGATGGTCTAATTCACCCACAGTTTGTTCTTGACTTATGAACTGTACATCATCATCAGTGACAATGAAATCTTCATTCTCCATCATCATGGCATCTGGTGCAGTATCAGGTTCTAGAGATATACCACCACCAACAACTGAAATCTTAGCACGAAGGTCAACTCCTTCAGTATCAGTTAAATTAAATCGAAGTTCCTCACCGACAGAATATCCACTACCACCATTCTCAATAAGTATCTCATCAATAGAACCAGCACCAGCAGATTCTACACGGGCGGTTGCAGCATTGTTACCAGCTCCACCAGTAACGTGAACATCATCAGCAGTAGAATAGTAAGCACCACCAGATGTAACCAAGCCACCAGTAACAATGCCTTTCACTACGGCCGATATTTCTAAGTCGAGAGTTGTGTCTGTAGTTGTAACAGTCTCGCCGGGAACAAATGTTCCTGTTACGGAATCTGCATCAACATTAACCTCTGCAATTAGATCTGCGCCTTCTCTAAACTTAATGATAGTTGCTATAAGAGCAGTCGCACCAGAGGTTGCACCAACCATTCTTTGTCCGATGGCTTTGTTGAAGTCAGATGTTCCAGCTTCACTTACACGAATAACTTTGTCTGTTGACCATCTTCCATCAGATACACGAAGCATATTATCTCTAGGATAAGTAATAACTGCCTCTTCATCAAAGAGAATACGGAAGAACAGTTTGTGTCCATCTCGTGTACCCTTTGCAGAATACATATCCCTAATGTTCTTAATGAGTTTGCGTTTTGCTATACCATCTGCAAGAGTGTTAGGCAAAGACTCCATAAAGGAATCTCTGAACTTGTCAAGGAAGGCATATACTGTATTATCAACATCTGCGTATGCAAGAAGTTGTTGAATGTTCTGTACAGGGTTTGCACGATAAGAAACCATAGTAGTAATCGCACCACTAGTGTTTCCAGTTATCGTTTCGCCTGTTATGAACCTTTGTTGTGAGGTAACAAAGATTCGATTACTAGCATCAAAGTCATCTACAAGGACACGAGCAGTAGCTTTACTTGTCGCACCAGTAATCGTTTCTCCGATAGTAAACTTGCCGACAGATTCCTCAAGGACAATATTCTCACCAGCCTCATCTAGTATTCTGTTCTTGGTAATTGTTTCCTCAATAACATAATCATTAGAACCAGAGACAGTTAGTTCACCAGCCTCTAGGAACTCATAATAGTATTTAAGAAATAAAGTGAATAGTGGATGATCTGACTTCACGAACTCAGGGAGTCGTTCCTGTACATGAGGAGATATCTTATTCTTTAGTGTTGGATTATTTCCAGACATTTACTAAACCTTAATATGCAGATGATGTTGTGTAACCAGTTCCAGCAGAAGAACCACCCGACTCGATTGTATCATTGTTACCAGTAATTTTTAGATTTGTAAGATCAATCTCTAGTAAC